AAGACCGTCAGTGGCACACCTATATGGGCCGCCGCGTACCTCGTTACTGGACTGACAAGGACGCTCGTGAACTGACTGTTTCCAGCCGTCCTCTGTTCATTCCCAAGACCAAGGACTGCTTCATCAGCGCCACTGTGCTGGGTTAATCCCCAGCACTTGGCCTCGTAAAAAGGAGGAATACACATGATCAAAATAAAAGCTGGTGTATTCGGCTTGCCTGTCAATGGCATCACCAAAGCTATGGATAAGAACTCCGGTCCTTTCCGAGCCGGTGCAGAGCAGGAAGCCCGTCTGGTGGCATTGGGCATGGCTGAGTATGTGCCTGATCCTGAAGCACTCATGGAGCAGGACACTTCCAAGGATAACGATGACACCAACACCGGGGACATCGATCCCGTTGGTTTCGATGAAACCCCGCCCGATGATGATGGGGAGCTTGAACTGCCCGAAGATGTCATCCCAATTCCCGAGTACAGCACCGAAAACACCGCCGCTGAACTGCGGGAAATCGGCAATCTGTGCGGCCTGACTTTCAAGAGCGGCATGACGAAGGCCAACATGGTCGCTGCTCTGGATGCCCACATCGAGGCCAACATGGTCGATGGTGTGGAGATCACCGATGATGATGCAGAGGATGACGGGGAGCCTGCTCCCACCTTTGATGCATCCGAGGCGGTGCTGTAATGGGCTTCAAGGACATGGTGGCAGCGGATCTCGACTGCACATTTCTCAATCTGATGGAGTTTGCAGAAACAAGGGACATTGACGGCAGACCGATGCGCGTTGTCGTTGATGACCACAGCCTTGTGGAACGCGGAGGGGCAGAACACACCGATGGTCTTTACTCTGCCAAGCTGCTGATCTATGTCTCTGCGGCAGAATACGGCGCAAGGCCCAAGCAGGGTAAGCTTCTCACCATGGACGGCAGAGATTATCGCATTGCGAAGGTCGAAGAGGACATGGGTCTTTACACGTTCACATTGGAGGCGAATCGGGCATGAGTATGCTTCTCGTTGATCTCGACCATTACTATGAGGAAATCGCAGAAACGCTCGGAAATGACCTGAAGAAAGAGGTTCCCAAGGTTCTCCGCTCCGCTCTGTCGAACACCTCACGCCGTGTGCGAAAGAAGGTCTTGAAAGAAGCTGACTCCCGATATGTGTACCAAGAGCAGGATGCGTGGAAAGCAACCAACTCCGGTGCACTGAAGCTGAAAGCCGGCACCAAAGGTGACCGCTTTTACACGAAGCTTACTGCCGGCGGCCCCATGAATGAATTGCTCGATTTCATGGTGTCGCCGAGCACCTACGCACCGCAGAACAGGCCGGATGCGTTGGCTGCCAAGGTATTGTCCTCCGGTGCATTGAAGACGCTCGGAGACAAACCGAAGCCGTTTATTACCCGCTTCCAAAGCGGACACATTGCCGTGGTTCAACGCACGAGCAAGAAACCGCTTCCTGTCAAAAAGCTGCTGGCTCCTTCTGTGCCATCCATGGTAAAGAGCGCCGGATTGTATGAGACGGCGGAGGAACTGATCGCGGCAGAGCTTCCGGTTCAGATTCAAAAAGCCATCAAGAGAACTCTTAAGAAAGCGGGGAGAGCATGAGAACACCCTTTGATTTACAAGACGCGCTGTGCGCAGAGATGGAACAACTGTTTGAAGGCTTCCCGCTGAAAGATGCCAGAGGCAATCGTGTGAAGCTTTCTGTCTATCCTCAAAATCTGCCGGAGACGGAAACAGACGATGAGGACGGCTCCGACCCGACACCTTACTGCCTCGTGAAGCTGGTGGACGGAACGGCTGGTGGAGACCGAAACAGTGTCCGTGTTGTCCTTGTGTTCTGCACCAGAGATGCGGCGAGAGATCGTCAAGGGCACAGGGATCTTCTGACGCTTGTATTCCGAGTATATGAGCGGTTTGCAAAAAATCCGTATCTGTGCAACTTCGTTTTCCCAATAGACAATGCCTCTGCATTTGAGTGGGCTATTCAGGATGAGGACACATATCCGTTCAATATCGGCGCCTGCAAACTCCTGTTTGAGTGCCCGACCATCCAAAGGGAGGATCCGTTTGTATGAGAAAGCGAAAAGCAGCGGAGCCGGTGGTTTATTGCGGCCCCGGCATCCCGCACATAGCCAGAAGTTTCACCACATATGCGGAGACACCGGAAGCACTCAAAGCGCAAGCTGAAAAGTGTCCGGCAATCTCCGCTTTAATCGTGCCACTCTCTAAGATGGCCGAAACGCGAAGAGCGATCAAAACGCCCGGAACAAAAGAGGCAATCTTTTACGGGCATATTCAGAAATTCATTCAAGGAGGTATCTGACAAATGGCCTACAAACACGGCGTATATGTCAGCGAGCAGGAGACCAGCTTGACCGTGCCGATTGAAGGCACTGCCGGGCTGCAGGTCGTATTCGGCACTGCCCCCTGCAATCTGGCAGACGATCCCGCGGCAGCCGTCAATCAGCCCAAGCTCTGCTATTCCTTTGCAGAGGCAAAGAAGGCTGTCGGCTACTGTGAAGACTTCAAGAACTACACCCTGTGCCAGGCAATCGATGCGAGCTTCCGTGTCCACAACACCGCACCGATCATTCTGGTAAACGTCCTCGACCCTGCAAAGCATAAAACCGATGTGGATGCAGCAGAGATGGTTCTGACCAACAATCAGGTGACGATTTCCGAAAATGGCAAGCCTGTGTTCGGCATCATTAAGTCCACGCTCAATGTTTCCGCAGAAGTCGGTGGCGAAGCTCTCAAAGAGGGCACCGATTATCTGGTCAATTATGATGCAGACGGCTTCTGCACCGTTACGAGCCTCAAGGCCGCTGAGAGCCTGTATATTGGCTACAGCAAGCTCGATCCCACCGCAGTCACTGAGGCTGATGTCATCGGTAATGTCGGCGCGGACGGCAAGGAAACCGGTCTGGAACTGCTCCGCACGATTTATCCCATGTTCGGCATGACTGCCGGTTTGCTTTCTGCTCCCGGTTGGAGCCATAGCGCAACAGTTGCCGCAGCGATGGAAGCCAAATGCACGAACATCAACGGCGTTTTCTCCTGCGAGTGTGTGTTGGATATTCCCACCGCAACCGCAAAGACATACAGCGCAGTCAAGGCCGCCAAGGAAGCTTTGGGTGCGGACAGCGCACACACTATCGTCTGCTGGCCCATGGGCAAGGTTGGCGAAAAGATGTATTACCTGTCTGCGCTGGTCTCTGCCCTGCAGTCTTACACCGACGCCAACAACGATGATGTTCCGTACCGCAGCCCCTCCAACCAGAGCTTGGGCATTACGAGCCTGTGTCTGGAGGATGGTACTGAGGTGGTTCTGGACCAGGATCAGGCCAACACCGTCAACAGCTACGGCGTTGTAACTGCGCTGAACATGAACGGCTTTAAGGCATGGGGCAACAACACGGCTGCATATCCCAGCAGCACCGATCCCAAGGACCGTTGGATCCCCTGCCGCCGCATGTTTACGTGGTGGGGCAATACTCTGATTCAGACGTACTTTCAGAAGGTCGATAACCCCATGAACCGCCGTCTGATCGAGAATGTCATGGACAGCGAGAACATCCGTGGCAATAGCTTCGTTGCCCGCGGTTACGTTGCCGGTGCAAGTGTTGCTTTCCGGGATAGCGATAATCCGTCCACGGATCTGCTGAACGGCATTATCCGTTTCCAGATCAATCTGGCTCCTTATGTTCCCGCAGAGGACATTGAATTCATTCTGGAATTCGACACCAATGCGCTGACCAATTCCATCGTCGGAGGTGAATAAGCATGGCAAAGAATATCCCCGATAAAATCAATGACTTCAACGTCTATGAGGACGGTGACCGTCTGATCGGCATTGGCGAGGAAGTCACTCTGCCTGATATCGAGATGATGAGCGAATCTGTCATCGTTCCCGGCGGCGAAGTGGACAGCCCCACCATCGGGCAGTTTTCCAGCGGACAGGTTGAAATCCCTTTCCAGAGCCTGACTGCCGATGCGTTCCGCCTGATGAACCCGCTGAAATCCGTAAACATCACGCTGAGAGCTTCTCAGCAGGAACTGGACGGCAACGGAAACATTGTGTTTACCGGCATCCGCGCCGTGTTCCGTGGCAGACCCAAGACGCTGTCCGCAGGCAGCATCAAGAAGGGTTCCGGCACCGGCACCAGCCTGTCCATTGAGTGGACGTATTACCTGCTGGAAATTGGTGGCAAGAAGGTCATCGAGATCGACAAGATCAACAGCGTTTTCAAAATCAATGGCGTGGATATCCTCGCCCAGAGCAAGCAGCTTTGTTAAGCGATGAACGGGCGGGGTGTTGACCCCGCCTTGTTTCTGTAAATAGGAGGAATTAAACATGGCAAAAGCAAGCACTGATCTCTATCTGGTAAAGTTCTCGAAGCCTTACACCTTCGAGGACAAAGAATATACAGAAATCGACCTGTCCGGCTGCGATGAGCTGACCGGCAACGATGCTGCGAAAGCAGAAAAAATCATGCTGGCAAAGGGAGACACCAACATGTTCCCTGAGATGTCCTCGACTTATGCGTTCATCATCGCAAGTCTGGGCACCGGAAAGCCTGTGGAGTTCTTCACCGGTCTGCCGCTGAAGGATTCTACCAAGGTTAAAAACCGGGTCCGCAACTGCTTTCTGTAAGCGCTACGGCATTACAGACTATAAGTTCTCCCGCACGCTTATGCGCTATGCTTCACAGTTGGCACAGGTGACACACACCGGCATGAACTATTTCATGGACATGCCGATCAAGGATTTTATCTGGATTTACAACGATACGGCCGAGCGTATGAAGAAGCACCAACCGAAACACCGATAGGGGGTGAAACCCTTGGCAAATAAAACAGAATATGAAGTCCTTCTGGAGATGGCTGCAAAGCTGGATCCCTCTTACCGCACCGCCATGGAGAACGCACGAAAAGGCGTTAAGGATGTGGGCGATGGAGCAAAGGACGCAGGCAAGGACATTGACACCATGGATATTGCCGTCGGCAATCTGGTGGCAAACGGCATCTCTGCACTGATCAGCAAGGCTGGCGAAGCCGTAAAGAGCCTTTATAGCATGGCAGAGGAAACGCGAGAGTTCCGGCAGGACATGGGCACTCTGGAAACAGCGTTCTCAGAGGCGAATTTCTCCGCAGACACTGCCACAGATACATGGAAAGACCTTTATGCCATCTTCGGTGAGGATGACAGGGCTGTGGAAGCTGCAAACAACATCGCAAGAATGGCGGAGACACAGGAAGAACTCAATAACTGGGTGGAAATCACAACCGGCATCTGGGGCGTCTATCAGGATGCGCTCCCTGTGGAAGGTCTTGCGGAAGCTGCCGGTGAAACGGCGAAAACGGGCAAGGTCACAGGCGGTCTGGCGGATGCTCTGAATTGGAGCAGTGAAGCGGCCGAAATGTTTGCCAAATATATGAGCGAAGATGTGACCACGGCAGAGGATGCCTTCAATGTGGCACTGTCGGAATGTTCCACGGAGGCCGAGCGGCAGGCTTTGATCACGGACACCCTCACCGCGCTCTATGGTGATGCCGCCAAGAGATATGAAGAAACAGCAGCAAGCGTCATGGCTGCCAATGAAGCGCAAGCAGAATACACGCTTACCCAGGCAGAGTTTGGAGAAAAGATCGAACCGGTAACCGTTGCCGTCAAGCAAGGCATCACAAGCCTCATGAATGAAGGTCTGAAGCTCATCGGAGATGTTGACTTTGCAGCTTGGGCCGGGAAGATCGAACGCGGTTTTGGCTGGATCATCAACACGGCTTTGCCGTGGGTCATCAATACGGCCATCCCATTTTTGAAAAACAATCTGCCCGCAATCGGCGTAGCCATCGGCGGAATTGGTGCGGCATTTATTGCCTTTAATTTTTCCTCGATCATCGGCGGGATCACAACAGCTTTCGGAGCGCTTAACGCGGTCATGGCCGCAAACCCGATCAGTCTGATTATTCTCGGCATTACAGCGCTGGTTGCCGGATTTATGCTGCTCTGGAATAACTGCGAGGGCTTCCGCAATTTTTGGATTGGTCTTTGGGATGGCATAAAATCCGTGGCGTCTGCGGTGTCAAATTGGTTTACCGGCACATTTATTCCGTGGATAACCGGTGCCTGGGACACCATAACCGCTGCAGCCGCCAAAATCGGCGAGATTTTCAACAATCTGAAAGAGGCTTGGACATCTGCATTCAAGGGGGCAGCAAATGCTGTCATTTCCGTGCTGAACTGGCTGATTGATAAAATCAACACCATCCATATCGGCCCGCTGCCGGACTGGGGCATTCTCGGAGAGTATGCCGGTGCGGAAATTGGTTTCAGCATTCCCAGAATACCGGAGCTGGCGGAGGGTGGTATTGCAACCCATGACACCATCGCCCGCATTGGCGAAGGTTCGGAGCCGGAGGCCGTTTTGCCGCTGTCCAAGCTGGATGACCTCATGGGAGGAACAGGCGAGACCATCTCGATTGTTTATTCCCCTACAATCACAGTCATGCCCGGAGCCAACGGCGCGGATGTAAAGGCAGCCACGGCAGAGAGCTTCGAGCAATTTAAGGCATTTATGGACCGCTATCTCAAGGAGAGAAAGCGGATCCAGTTCGCATAAGGAGGGCGTTACATGTACACCACAAAGGCAGGCGAACAGTGGGATGAAATCGCCCTGAAAGTTTACGGCGATGAAAAACACGCCGACATTTTGATGCAGGCCAACCCGCAGGAGCTGGATACCTACCAGTTCCCTGCGGGTGTCATTTTGAAAACACCGGAGCTGGCAGAGGAAAAGGCAACCGAGCTCCCGCCTTGGAGGTGACCCCATGGCAGATGCACGCAGAGCCTACCCTACCGTGTTCTATAACGGGAAGAACATTACTTCTGCCGTGGCCAATTATCTGGAGGCTTTCCAGTACACAGACCCGGCGAGCGGAGAAAGTGACAGTCTTTCTATCACCCTTGGAAATTGGAATAACATCTGGCTCGCGGGATGGTTCCCGGACAAGGGTGCGATTCTGAGTGCCAGCATTGATGCCTATAATTGGATGCGCTCCGGCGAGATCCAGAGGATCCAATGCGGCACTTTTTCTCTTGATGACATATCATTCAGCGGCATCCCCGATGTGATGACCATGGGCGCCATATCCTCCCCTGCAAGCGAAGCGTTCAAGGAAACGGAGCGCACCAAAACATGGGAGGATGTCAAAATCGAGCAGATGGCAAATGACATTGCCTCGCGCTATGGGCTTTCCCTTGTGTATGATGCGGAAACCATCAAGATTGCCGTTGTAGAGCAAAGCGGAGCAACAGACAGCTCCTTCCTTGAAAACATCTGCAAAGATTATGGGCTCAGTCTGAAGGTTT